CGTTCCTTGACCCGACCCTCGGTCATGTCCAGTAGGAACGCAGGCAACCACTCGAAGTCGTCTCGGTTCTTGGATGTGATCTCGTCAGTGATAAGTGGGTGGCTGTTGAGCAGACCCAAGCGTTGTTGCATAGCAACAGGAGATGTGCTCTTGCCTGTGCGGTAGTGGGTGGGGTGTCCCCAGACCGAAGCTGCAGCCTCCAGCGCCAGCGTCTTACCTGTACCAGACTCGGTACTGGCACAGTGGTACGTCATGCCGTAGATGCCTGTGAAGCGCATGAAAGGTGCGCCAGCACCGGCAAGCAAAACGGCTAGGTGATCCCACATCTTCTTGGCGATCATCATCTCGATGAAGATGCGCCACTGCTCCATAGTGCCACGCGGCTCGGTGTTCTTGGTAATGTTCTCCAAGCCCGGCATCGGGACTTTGACAGGGGGTTTACCCTTAGTAAAAATACGACCCGCAAATACATACGAGTTGTCGGATTGCCAACCATAGCTGTCAGGAACTTTGATTGGGGTTTTGTTAGTGCTAGATTCTTCCACGCATGCCCTCACATATTCAAATAGGTTTTTGTCGTTGTTGTGGCCAAAAGGGGCCACGATGTTTTGACTCGCCAGTGCTTTGACTGTTTCGTCTTTGCTGACCACCGCCTTCTGCGGCATGGTTACATTCAGTGCCCCCTCTGGTCTGAGCGCAATCATGTGTACAGTGTGGTCGTTGTTGCTGTTGAGTATGTCCACAACAAACAACTCGTAAGGCAACAGCATCACTTGCTTCTTGGACTTAACGCCTTCGTCGTCTTCTACTGTGCGCTCCATGAACACACCGCCGTTCGTGCCGTAGGCGTAACCCCTTGGCGGTGTTGGGCGCATGACCTTGATGACTTCTTTTGCAGTGACTGTGCTGTCGCTTGGTAGCTTTACCTCGATCTCTTTCTCTTCCACCTCAACAGACAACTCGCGCCCCAAGATCAGGGGGTTGGTTATCTTGCCCCAGTGCGCGCACGATTGGCACACTCCGGGGTTCTCTGAGTCCATCTTGACGCAGGGGTATGGGCCCTTGATGCTTTGCAGCTTCTGGTTCATGCGTTCAGGCTCGTAGGGGTGCATCTGGCTCAACCAGATCGCCGCCTTGTTGCCGTCTTCACAAACCTTCGTCCATGACAGCAAGCCTCTCCAGATCGGCTCCATGCCGTCCTCGGTTGCATGCTCCACGTAGTGCGCTAACTGACCACAGCCACGGCCATTCTGCGTAGCAAGCCATATCGGTTTGAACTTGGTGATGCTGTTCTCGTACAGCTTAACTGTCGAAGCCGATGGCGTTGCCTTGGTTGGCCTCTGGCCGGGCAAGTCAAGTGATGGCATAGCCGCAGGCTCATATACTGAGCCAGTCAGTTTCTCTCGAATGAGAGTGGCCAGCCCCTCGAAGCTGAACACATCGCCTTCAGTCAGTATGCGCACAGGGCGCGGCGTTGCGTATTTCTTCTTGAAGTTGGTTGTATCAGGCACACGCAAGACTCGGGCGGCGTCAGCCGTCACGGTCATGTCGATAGCCATGTTCTCCTGTTTGCACAGGCGTTTAAAGTTCTCAGCCACCGGCTTCCACGAGTCGATAGGAACGGCAGTAAGCAACGGCCAGTAGCAGTGCAACCCACCACCAGAGCCGACTACATAGGGCGTACCCAAGGCATCGAGGCCAGTCTTTTCTAAGAACGCATTGAGCGCAAGGGCGGCATCTTTCTTCGATGCGTATCCATCCATGTCAATGAACAGGGACTTCACGAACCTTGCGTTGGTAGCTTGCCGATTGTCTTCCTTGCCAAAGGTAGCCAAGGCGAAGTAAACATCTAACTTGCTATCGTGCCAACCTTTAATTGGCGCTGTGGTCTGATCGAGCGCGTCAACAAACACATGCTCTTTCGTCCTAGTAAGTTCTGCTACGCAGTACCGACCAAATTCTGGCGGCGGCAGAACAACCGCTAAAAACTCAAGCGGAGTCATTTAAGTCCTTGCGGTCAGAAGAGTTCGAGTTGGCGTGTGTCTTTAGTTTCGGCTCCGTCAGGGGGCGCCATCACAGTCAAGCGTCTAAGAACTTCTAGTTGCCACTCTTTGGGCATGCCTGCGTCCAACTCCATGAGTTCTGCGCTAAAGCGGATTAGCTCTTGCGTGGTGAGGGATCGAGGTTGTATTCCGTACATATTTTTCTCCATGCCTCGTCTGCTGAGTGAGAGGTCTTCATTATGTGAGTTAAGAATTCGACACGGTCACGATAGGCCACAAACACTTCCGTGCCTGTAAACCAGTTGTAGACAGTTTGTCGAGAGACGCCGAGAGCATAGGCAATCTTCGTAACTGGAAAGTCAAGGTGGATCGCCCAACGCCCAAGCTGGTTGCCCAGAGACTTGGGAGTCTTTGCTACTTCGTCAATTATTTTTTGAGAGTAGGACATAGTGGTTTTGTTAAGGCGCTAGGACACGCAGAACGGGAAACGCAGTCGTGTGCATGTGTGTGTATGACTAACGAAGCTTTAAGGACTCCGGCACACGCAATGCGACCGCCGACTGCGGCCTAGCGAAACCTTTAATTACTCATCGTCCCAATCAGCAACGATGTCGGCCAGCTTGTTCTTCTTAGCTGGGGCGGCTTCCACCTTGGCAGGAGCTTTGCGCACTTCGGGTTCTTCTTCAGCTTCCACTGGTGCGGGCTTGGCTTTCTTAGGCTTACCAAACTTGGCTTCGGCCATTGCTTCCATGTCAGCAACTTCTGGTGGCTCTTCTTCAGCCAGTAACTCGCCCATAGGTTTTGTAGGACGCTTGCCTTCAATAGCCAACGGAGCAGGGGCAGTAACGCCATCCACAGCGGCAGGGGTAGAGGCCACGGCCTTCTCAGCATCCTTGGATGCGCCCTGTGACTGCACAGTCTCGTACTCATCATTGGTCAACCAACGCACAGGTGCAAAGATCAGCTTGGGAGACTCAGCCTTGGTGTCGAACTTCATACGAGTCACGATGGCATCCAAGTTAACTGGAGGAGTCTGAGCCGCCATGAAGCGAGCGTATGCCTGTAGTGGGCGCTTGTCGCCTTCTTCCTTGCCGAAGATAGACGTAGCTGGCAGGGTTACCTGCAACACATCGCCTTCGGGGTTGTTAGCTAAGACCACAGCCAAGCGCTGTTGGTAACGGCAAGCACGGCTATTACCATTGCCTGACCCAGCGATGTTCTGTGGGCAAGCGGCACAGCTAGATGCCTGTGGGTTCTTCACGCCTGCATCGGGCTTCTCACCATCACCAGAGGTGCAGTCAGGGGGTGCAGCCGCCGCGTCCTTGTCGTAGGAGCCAGCGTAGAAGATACGGCTGACCTTGGGGGCAGCCTTGACCACGATCACATCCAAGTGGCGGTCTTCGATGGATGCCACTTCCTTACCGCCTGCAAGCAGACGGAACACGCCACCCTTGATGGAGACGCGCTTCATGCCGTTACTGGTAGGTGCACCACCAGCCAAGGCCAAAGTAGTTGCTGAGAGAGCCGCGTTCTTAGCGAAGGCTGGCACGTTTGAAGGGTTGAACATTGCAATATTGCTCATTTTGATTTCCATTTAAGTTGGTTTACGTACAGAGATGTCATACTCAGAGGCTGAGTTGAGTCCGGGCGGTACGACCCCGGGGTTTTCTTCCAAGAACTGCTTCATGTTGGTCTGTGCGATGCGCTTCTCCAAGAGCTCAATAGCTTCGTGGGCTATGACGAACTTCTTAAATTCGTCCCAGTCTTGGGTGGAGTAACGCGTCTTTACAGACAGCACGACAGTGCCCTCGGTAGTGCGTACAGATGTGACGCCCATCGTCTTCATCTGGTCTTTCATTGCGTTCTTGATCTCTTCCTGTTGCGCCTTGAGCACTTCGACTTGCGTGTCGTACTCTTGGGTCAGGTCGGCAATCTTGCTACGCAGTTTGCGGTAGATTTTTGCTAGTTTGTCTAGCGGTACTAAGTCTTCTGACACTTGCTTCTCCTGTTTAATTATTGTCTAAGGTTGGACAGTTTACACACATTTCAATCGCTTGCAACCCCCTTTCATGATTTAATTTCAGTCTCGAACATGTCGGTCAAAAGTAAGTTATCGCTAACTTTCCCTGCCAACGCACTAAACATCTTCCTCTCGATAGCGCTACCCTGAATGTGGATCACAGTAACTTTGTCTGAGTCCTGCCCCTTGCGGTCAGCACGGGCACAGCACTGGATGTACTGCTCCACGCTCATGAGTGGCCCATAGAACACCACAGTATCAGCGGCAGTCAGCGTGATGCCGTGCGCAGATGCCGCAGGCTGCATGACCAACACCCTAGGGTCAGCCTCAGTCTGGAAGCGATTGATCGTTTGCCCACGCTTGCTAGGCGTTACATCCCCATGGATGCACTCATTGACAATGCCCTTCTTGGTAAGGTACGTGCTGATGGTGTCGATGGTGCTTCGGAACAAAGCAAAGATGATGACCTTGCGATCCGTCTCCTCCAGTATCTCCTCCAGTACAGCCAACCGAGGCGCTGAGTCAAACTCAACAACTTCCTTGTCGTCTGTGTAGGCCGCACCACAACTGATCTGCAAGAGCTTGGACACACCGGCTGCAGCGTTAACTGCCGTGATGGTCTCGCCTGCGGCTTGCACCAGCATGCGCTCCTTGAGCATGTTGTAGTACTTGGCTTGCTGTGGGGTCAACTGCACCTCACGCGTCATGGTAATGACAGGCGGTAAGTCTAGGCACTGTGCTTTGGTGTAGCGTATCGCTGGCTGAAGAGCCTCGTGTACCTTGTCCTTGGCATCAGCCTTTGGCGCCCACTTGAACAGCGTGATCTTGTTCATCACCTTGTCTCGCCACGCAGTAAAGAACTTAGGCACGCCATCAGGGTTAACCAACTTAGCCAAGCCGTACGCATCCACTGGTGACTGAGAGGCTGGTGTGCCCGTCATCATCCACAGGTATGTGGTTGGCGTAAGGATTGAGTTAAGCGACTTCCATCTGCGTGTCGTGGGTGTCTTGTATGCGTTGGCTTCGTCAACAATCACAAGGTCAAAGCGGCCATCGTTACGCACCTCATCAGCGATCAGATTAAGACCTTCGTAATTCGTGATTACAATTTCGTAATCTCGCTGAATCATCTCGATGCGCCGACTAGCCTGAGCATGGTGCGCGATAACGGCAGAGCGATGAATGATGCTGTTGTTGATGTCACCCATCCATGCACTGTGCATGATGGACAAGGGGCACAGGATCAGAACCCTACGCACCTTCTTGAGCTTCATCAAGTAGTCAGCCGCCCATAGAGCAGAGAGCGTCTTGCCAGTGCCGGGTTCGGAGAACACGAATGCTCTCCTGTACATCGTCAAGAACGCCGCTGTCTCTATCTGGTGAGCCATGGGCTTGTAACGCCCCGGCCAGTCATAGCGCCTAGTGATAGGCGATGGCACATCCTTAACACCTAGGTTACGCAAGACCCGCGCTTCATCAAGACCCCAGTACACAGCAACGTCGTAGCCTCCGTCTGCACGAAGCATGGCTTTGCTCTTAGGGATGATTGAGTATTTGTGCGGGTTCCTTGTTCGTAAGATAAGTGCTCTGTCTTCTACAATTTCCATTGCTTCTCCGAGGATTATTTATTGTCTGCTCTGTTG